CATTCAGGTTGCGACTAACTTCGCGGGGATTCCATTCGTCCAACAGTACCTGCTCGAGTCGGCACCAGCCGCCACGGGGCCGTTCACACAGATCGCCGCACAGAGCTCGCCCATCTTCATGGATGCGTCGCTGACGGCCAATACCACCCGCTATTACCGCACTCGCGTGCAGTTCAAGCAGTCCCAACCCTCGGGACTGTTCACTCCGTACTCGTCCGTGACGAGTGCAACGACGCTACCCTCGACCGGAACAAAGAACTTCAATCCGGGTCACGGGTTTAGCCTCTTCAATTACAACGACACGGTATCTAATCACCTGTCGTATATCTCGGCGCTCAACAATCCCGCGTCGAGTCAGTACGATCCGAACAAGTACATCACCTTCGTGCTGCTCTATGCCCGGTGGAACGCACTGGAAGGGGCGCAAGGAAACTACACTGCGGGGTTCTCACTCATCGACCAGTACGTGAATGCGTGCGCTGCAGTGGGTCGTGTGTTCTGCCTAGCTGTGGCATACCAGCAGTTTGCTAATTCCCTGCCTCAATCCAGTGCACATTCATGCCTGCCGGCTTATCTGGATGGCATCGCTAATGGTCCCTACGTCAACACGACTACGACGGCATGGTCCGGTACATTAGCCATCAACGCGCAGTTGGATACTAACGCGGGCATGGATCGATTGATCGCGCTCTCACAGGCGTATGCGGCTCGATATAACAATAACCCCGCGTTCGAGATGTTCGTTCTGGGCGAGACCTCCTGCGGCGTGCCCAACGGCTTCAACGGCTTCAACGGTGCTAACTACGACAACCAGATGAGTCAGCGTGCCGCGCCTGCGTTCGGTGCTCACTGGACTCAATCTCAGTGGCGTACTGAGTATAACTACACCAATTCCGGCGGATCGGCTGCGATGCCCGCGATGTTCATCGCAGCTGCCGCAAACAAAGGCACTTCGGGCGGTCCGGATATATTCGCGACTGGATACGATAACGGCATCGATTGGGGGCTGGGCACTCGCATTGGTAACTTTGGCGGCATTGATTACCGGTCCTCGATGCTGCACATGTCCGAGCAGCAGGAGCGCCATATCAACGCAGGGGGATACACTGCCAGTTTGGCCTACACCAACGCGCTCGGTGGCTATCCGGTCTCCCAGGCGAACTATTACTGCTGGGAGCGGCAAAACTACGGAACGTCAGTGACGTGGGACGGTGTGAACGGGACGAACAGCATTCGCGCATTCATTCTTTCGGGTGCCGCACCTGTGAATAAGACCCGGCCGGCGGGATACTGATGACCATCTCGCGCATCTCAGCTGGAGCCTTTCACAACGTCTTCAACGCGGCCAACACGGCGGTTGCGGGTAGTTATTCCGCTGGCGATAAACTCTTGTTGTTCACAGGCGAATACATGGGATCGAACACGATCTCGACGCCGGCTAGCTGGACGCGCCTGAACATCGATTCCACAGCGCACCAGATCGCGTGCTTTGGGCTGGATGGTGTGGGCGGCGATACGATCCCGGCGATCAGCTGGGGCAATCAGTGGAGTTGGGCCATCGTGCTTGCTTATCGCGGTGTGGCATCTATTGCCACTGCGTTGGATGTGAGTAAGGACCGGACCTCGGTCACGAACGCGAATATTGTGGGGCCTGGCACAAGTACGACGCCTGCACAAAATGGCGAGCTCGTGCTTTTCGTGGGCCATCGTGACAAGACCAGTGCGTCGGATGCCTCCACGTTCACGGCGCCCAGCGGATTCACGATGGTCGCTCAGCAGACGCAATCGGGGTCCAAGACCGCGGTGACTATCTGCGAGCAGATTCAAGGATCAGCTTCCACGGTCGCAGCCAACTTGGCCGCGAGTGGCAGTGTGACCGATGCAACCAATCAGTCTATGCAAGCCTTCATCATCCTTCTGAAACCTGCAGCTGCGGGGTTCAGTCCGCCTCCCTCACGTCGTCTTCAGACGACCTACGAACCCGTCTACATCTACGACTAGGAGATCCCCGTGGCAATCGAAGCAGGCATTGGTGAGAAAGTCAGTTTCCAGGTGAAGAACATCACCGTTCCGACAAATGCGGGTGCAGACCTGGACATTCTGTCGATCTTGGCGGCGGCGAGCGTGCCGATCGCCATTCAGCGCATGGTGATCACCTCGAACCAGTCGAGTGCGCAGACGGTGCCAATTCTGGTGGGCATTTTGACCGCAACTGGAAGCGGTGGGGCGAGTACGAATGCTTCCGTCAATGCTGAACCGCCTTCAGGCGGAACGCCGGGCGAGACGATTACCTACAACAACACGACGCCCGGAACGCTGGGCACGACAACGGCATCGTCTTTCTGGCAGATCTTCAACGCCTACGAATTCAACCGTAAGCCTGGGGGCTTGCTGATCACGCCAGCCAAGCTTTTTGTTCTGCGCGCACTTCTGGGCGGAGTGGGCTCCTCGTTCGCCGCCTCGATTGAGGGTGAGTACATCCGCTACGCATGAGCGTCATTGAGCACACTGACCGGATCTTCACGCTCCGCAAGCGTAACGCGCAGAACGCGCGTGCGTATATTGCGATCTTCAGCCATGGGGGCTATCAGCCAACGGCGCCCAACTCGAACGTCGTTGGCTATGCGAGACCCTCGTTTGAGTACATCTGGGAAGAGGACGAAGAAGAGCCAGTCAAATCAAGGCCTGGGCTGGGGATTGAATTCGTTATCTTCCCGCCTACGGTGGCGGTACCGAATCTGATTCACCTGAATATCTCGGATGCGTTGACGGCTCTTGCGAATGTCTCTCTGATCGGTGCCTATGTCACGGTCTCGGCAGATCTTTCCTTCGCGTATAACACGGTAGTCACCCAAGACATTCCAGCCTCAACCCCGGTTGGTCAAAACACGGTCGTCAACATGACGATCCAGGCGCTGACCATAGTTCCCAACGTAGTGGGTAAGTCAAAGACAGGTGCTATCGCCGATCTGACGGCTGCCTTTCTGACCGCTGGCTTCGTCAACCAGATCAGCACAGCAGCGCCGGGAACTGTATTGGCGCAGAGCATCCCGCAGGGAACGCCCGAATTTGCCAATACGGTGGTGGTGCTTACGATTGCCATTGCTGGCGATGGGTTTCGAGTGCAGGCCGTGACCGCTGGCTGGTATCAAGGCGCGTACTACAATCCTGGCGAGGTCTTCGATCTTCTGCAGGCCAGTGACTTCTCCGACTCGTCGCTGAACTACGAAGGCGGAGGTGGCGAATACGCGGGCGGCTGGATGGTTCAGACTGCTCCCGCGACGCCGGTCACTTTGGATGATGGGCAGGCATTCTTTCCCGCAGTGGATCCCAACAGAAGGTTTGTCGAATGACCGACTACGACCTGAACCAGGCCGACGAACGCGGGAAGATCACGTTTCGAAAGCCCAAGCGCGGTAACCCGAGCGCGAGTACGCAGCAACAACCGCTGAAGACGCAGTTGGAGCGACGCAAGAGCATTCTGGACATCGACCGCAAATCCTGGTGGGCGAACTGGCGCGATCTGATCGATCACTTCCGACCTTTCCGCGGGCGGTTCTTCCAAGAGGGGAGCGACACCAACAAGGGCTGGCGCCGCAACTGGGCCATCGTCGACTCCACGCCACTGATGGCGGTGAACACGGTGGCAGCCGGATTGCTCGCTGGAACAACCTCTCCCTCACGTCCGTGGTTCACGTACGAAATCGAGGATGAGGCGTTGATGGAGGCTCCCGGCGTCAAAGAATGGTTGGACGTTACGACAAAGAAGGCGCGCTCGATCCTCGGTAACTCGAACTTCTACAACGGTGCGTCCGAATGCTATGGCGAGTTCCCTGTGGTCGGCGTCATGGCGCTGGGCCGTGAGTGGCCTCTCGAGGATGAGCTCCCGCACTTTCAGCCCTTCACGATCGGCTCGTACTACATCGGCAACGACAAAAATCGACGTGTGAACGTCTTCTTTCGGGACTTCCAGTGGACAGTTCAGCAGATCGTGGAGAAGTTCGCACTGGGTCCGTTGGACAAGGATGCGAGCTGGAAGAATATCTCGCGCCAAGTCCGCGCGATGTGGGACGCCGAGCAGTACGACGTCATGATCTACATCACGCACGCGGTGTACGAGAATCCCGAGCGTATGCGCGGGGGCGATGGCGATTACAAGGCCAACAAGGACGGCATGCGTTTCCGATCCGTGTACTACGAGCGCGGCGGGGAGCCGGAGCGGATACTCAAGGATTCGGACGACGACAAAAAGAAGGCGCTTCGAATGGGAGGCTTTCGCAACTTTCCGGTCTTTGTCGCCCGCTGGTACACGAACTCCGAAGATGCCTGGGGTCGTGGACCCGCAATGGACGTACTGGGCGACGCTCGCGCTCTGATGCTGCAGCAGAAGCGCAAAGCCCAGGCCATCGATAAGCTTGTCGATCCGCCGATGAAGGCGCATCCGTCACTGCGTAATCAGCGCACCTCGATGCTCCCGGGCGATGTGACGTTCGTTGCGCCGGAAGCCGGAGGAGTGGGCTTCGAGCCGGTCTACAAGGAATTCAAACCCGACATCAGCGCGTTGAAGGAGGACATCCAGGAGACGCAGGGGCGGATCAAAGAGGGATTGTTCGCCGACATCTTCGCGATGTTCATCGATGAGGAGGAGCGCAAGCAGCCGATCACGGCGGCCGAGGTGAATGCGAAGCAGCAGGAAAAGCTGCTCATGATGGGGCCGGTGCTGGAGAACGATAACTTCGACTTCCTGAACCCGCTCCACCAGTGGCTGTTCCCCGAGATGATGCAGCGCGGACTTCTGCCGCCGCCGCCGCCGGCGCTGCGCGGGCAGAAGATCAAGGTTCAGTACATCTCGATTCTGGCGCAGGCCATCAATGCGGTGACCTTCGGCTCACTGCAGCAATTCAGTGCGTTCATCGGGCAGATCGCGACTTTGTCGAAGGAGGGTTCACAGAACCCCGCCATGGATCGCGTGGACTTCGATCACCTCATCGAGGAGGGCGCCAAGGCGACGGGCGTTCCGCCGACCGTGCTGCGGGACGATGATGAGATCCAGCAGATCCGCCAGCAGCGTGCGCAGGCTCAACAGCAGGCCCAGCAGCAAGCAGCCCAGCAGCAGGCTGCTGAAACCGCGAACACGCACGCCGACACCGCGCAGACGCTTTCTCAGACGCCGCTGGGCGGCGCCAGTGCGCTGGATCAACTGGCGAGTGCGGTGGGTGCTGGCCAGGTGTCAGGTCGATGAAAGCGCCACGCAATTCGGATGAGATCGATCCGGATGCCAAAGTCACGCAGGAATCGTTTCTCGACAAGCCGCAAAACGTCTCGGATGCGCCGGCTCTCAAAGAGAAGGCGATCAGCGACAATGCGAGGTCGCTGCGCGACGAAAATGACTTTCGGGCGGTGCTTTCGATGCCGGAAGGCGTGCGGGTGATCGCGAAGATCATTGAGCGGTGCGGTTGGAACGCACCCTATTTCCATCCGAATAACAGCCAGATGTGCGAGGTGGCGGGCCGGCGCTCCATCGCTTGGCAGCTCGAGCAGGCTATCTCAGACGTAGACCTTGAATTGTGGTTCGCAGTCCGGCGAGAGCTGGAGATGCTGCGTCCGAAGCCGGCCACGTCGGAGCGTCCGTCAAGGACGCGATCCAGGCCCTGATCTGCTCGCGTGAGTAGTAGGTGCGTCGCCCGATCGGCGTCCGCGGTAATTGAATGCCTGCCTTACGCCAGTCGCACAGGGTTGACTTGTCCACACCCAGGTAACTGGCGAGACCCTTCAACGTCATAAGCTCCGGTTTCATAGACCCCACCGGGAAGATGATGTTGGGAATGTAATCGAAGTCTGGTCGAAACCCTACCATTCGCGTGTTGATCTGCGGATAGATTCTCACCCGTTTACCGGATGAGGATCTATGTCGGACCCCGCGACCGCTGGAAATACAAGCACTCCTGCAGCAGCTGCTTCCACAGCAGCTTCGTCTGCGTCGTCTGACACCGCCGCCTCTCCTGCCGCAACCCCATCGACTGTTGCTCAGCCGTCCGCCGCACAGCCCACCGCTGCTGCCGCGCCGGCCGCAACGCCTGATCCGAAGGCCGCACCGGCCCCGTTGTTCACGCTCCCCGAAGACCTGAAGGTTGATCCCGCCTCCGTCAGTAAGTTTGACGGCGTTCTGCGGGCAAAGATGGTCGACGGGAAGTTGAACCTCACGGCTCAGGAGGTAGTGGATCTCTACGCCGAACAGGCGCGAGACGCCAACACCCGATGGCAGGCCGCTATGGTTGCGCAGGACAAAGCATGGGAACAGCAGAGCCGCACACGATTTACCCCGGCTCAACTGGCAGCTGCGGAAACGGGAATTGGCTTTCTGACCTCGCGTCAGTTGGCCAACGCCGAGAAGGCGGGAGTCAAAGACTCCGTGCCGTTTCGGGATCTCGCCAAGCAGTTTCGCAACAACCCTGACTTTGTTGAGGTTATGCGGATCGTCGGTGAATCCCTCGCCGAAGATACCTTCGAGAAAGGCGCAGTCCCCCAGCCCGCGAAGAAATCGATCGCGGAACGCCTGTATGGGACCGCCGCCAAACCCTCATAAATTCAGGAGTGCTTGAGTCATGACGCAGGTCGCAGTTGGCAGTAATGTCCTCACGTTGGTGGACTTCGCCACCCGTCTGGATCCGGATGGCAAGGTCTCGGCGATCATCGAGATGCTCGCCCAGAAGAACGAAATCATCTACGACGTTCACTGGGAAGAAGGCAACCTCCCCACCGGTCACCGAATCACGCAGCGCACCGGTCTACCGACCGCAATGGCGCGCTCGCTGAACCAGGGCATCACGCCGTCCAAGAGCACCACCGCGCAGGTCGATGATGCGAC